GGGCTCGCACATGTGTACAGCAATAGAAGTTTCTTTTGCAAATTGTTTCTTGCAATATTCACATTGATGGCTCATGTTAGTATTTTATACTCTTGTATGTAATCTGTCAAGTAGTCGTTGAGTATCCTGTGAGCCCCAACCGCAGGATGTACCATGTCAGGCGGTACATAGGGTGCATCAGTACCGTATACAGTAGGCGTTACACCCAAACTGTGTTGGTAAGCAACTGCGCGCCAACTGAATCCGTCAATGATGTAAGGAACCTGTTTGAAATGTTGCAATCGAGGATGATCCAGCAGCTCTTGATACAAATTATCTGCTTGCTGAAACATCAACACTCGATGGCCTCGGCTGCGAATGTCACTTATCACTGCCAGCATGTGATACATTAGATCTTCTGTACGATCTAAAATACTTTCTGCTTCCCATTTTAACTTTAACTCAACGAATCTTTTTGAGTCAACACTTTTCCAGTACGCAATCCATCTGCTTTTAAAATCCTGGTTCTGCGGATTAGCCCAGCGCCCTTCAAATTGGTCTGTGTCTGTGAGTATAGGTATTTCTAATCGACTCACAAAAGTCATACCCAACACATATAGTCTAGAGTGCTGTGTGTTTTGGCTGTGTTTCTGAGTAGTTCGTAGGATTCTTGAATTTGCGCTGCCACCAATGGCCAAGCTGTCTGCTATAGGAGTTCCTAGTTTTTTTTTGATTCCTATACGCTGTGCTAGATCAATATGGCCGTTGCCCATAGCATAGGTTTCCATATAGCTACAGCCATTGACTACTACTTGCGCAATCATTTTTTATCTTTGCCGGCAGCACGATTATAAGCGTCAATTTCTTTTTGTGTTGTTATTTGCGCCATGGCATCAATATCGTCATCTTTGTAGTGTGGATATATTTCCATCAGGGCCTTGCGTTTGGCACTGAGTCCTGCTTCTTTTTTCTTGGGCGCAATCCAAGGATGACGTGGCGTTCCTAAATCTGGACTCACAGTTGTGGCCAGCAACCATTGTAGTTTGGGATGCTTGCTTATGTTGAAGAAATGCTTGTTAAAACGTTCGTTGCAAGCAATCACATAAAACTCCTGCAGATCTCTAGAACCTTCTACTGCACTGCCCCAGCGAATCATGAGATAGTTGGAAAACTTTTTCTTTTCTTCTGCAGTAAGATCGTCATAGAATGTTCTGACCTTACGGTCAAACATACGCATTTCGTTGGCAATTTTTAGTTTATCGCTCATCAGTGTTGCTCAGATTGTAAATTACCATAACCTGGTCCAGGGCTTCTTGCAATGCAGCATTGGTTTTTGCAGCACGGTGAATATTGCCCCAGAGCTGGGCGTTTTGCATATGATCTTGCAACGGTCTACCATCACTTGTTCTTGTATCATAGTCCCAACCAATTTCTTTTCGAGTAGACGGCTCGGCGCCCAATTCACGAGCATACACAATACCGTTTGCTCGTTCGTAAATCATTGTTACACCGGGTGTAAGACTACCAGTTGACGGTGATTGAGAATTTTTGTCCATAATTTACCATGCTTTATTATAGTCCACAATTTCGCAATTTCGACTGACATCTTTTACAAAGTAAACACAATCTGGTTCAGGGTCGTCAGTTAGTGGCACTGCTAGCATTTGCCCGTTTTTGAGTTTGGGAGAGTACCAAGACACTTCGTGATACACATCTAGTATTTCAATTTCAGGAAAACTAGGCCTGTAACTGCTGCGTGGATTGAATTGGAACACACGGAATCCTCGATCATTAATACTGGTCAACGGTAATACTTCGAGGTCGCCTACATCAGGTTCACCAATCAACACTTGCCAGTCCATGGGCATCTTGATTGTGGCGTTGCCTATTCGCAATACCAGTGCTGGAGAATTGAAGCTTTCTAAAAAGATCAGTGGAATAAAATGATAGTCCGGATCTTTGGGATCGCTGTTGTCCAATATAGCAAATCTCATGTCGTCAACTTCTTCGGGCAGTTGGTCAAGATCGTAGTGTGTGTTGTCTAGTGTAAGAATACGAATTTTCTTCTCCTGTATAAATAAAAGTTCAGATCGCGTAGCGTCAACTACCATCTGCTCTAACAGTTTACAAAGAACTGTCAGGCATGTATTTACAAAACAAATATGCTAAATGTTATTATAGCATCATCAAGCAGGCAAAGTCAAGAGGATTAGTACTTGAGACGCCAATTGCGTATTGATGAGTTGTACCAAATTTCGATATTGTCTTGGGTTTTAAATTGCTGCCTAATAGGTTTAGCAACGTTACCAAACCAGCAGTCATTGAGCATGGGCGAAAATACCCCATCATCTTTGAAAAAGCCTGTACTCATACAATTTTCATCCAGTCTAACTTCTCCTGTGTGAAGTTATATTTGGCATCTTTGTAGAACTGTTTGCGTTTGGTCAAATGCCGCTTGGCAAACTTACATGTTGATGTCACATCCCAAATCTCTACATGGTCTTTGTCTTCCGCTTTCCTAATACCGCGTCCAATAGACTGGATAACCCTAACAAAGCTCTTTCCGGGCTCCAGAAGAACCAGATTAAAAATCCTAGGAATATTAATACCCACAGCGGCCACACCATAAGTCGCCACAATAATCTTCCCAGTACTTGTTGCAATTTCATCATATTCTTCCTGCCTTTTTGTTCCTTTGGTTGCGCCTGACACAAACACTGCAATGTCTCCCAGACGCTCCACAATGGCTTGTCCTGCTGCCACACGATCTACCAGTACCAATGTATTGCCTGTGTCGTTTACTCGTGCAACCAGTGCAGCAATTGTATCTAGTCTGCCCGACTCTTCCAGCAAGTACTTGAGTTCACTTTGGTAATCTGCGTACTCCACGTGGTCTATCAGTTGTACAATGTTCACATGACACTGTGCCAACACACCTTGTTGTTGCAATTCGTTAGCGCTGAGTCGTCCAATCACAGGACCCAGTCCTACTAGCAATGCCTGGCTTTCAAACTTTTCTTTTGGCACAGTTCCGGTTAAGCCCCAACGGATAGGAATATGCGCCATTACTCCGGTCAGCAATGTTTTCAGAGCATCTGCTTTGGCCATGTGCACTTCGTCCACCATGACGCACACAACATCTTCCAAGAAGTCCTGTATCGTAAAGTCAGCAGTGCCAGATTTTGTGTCTTTTAGTAGATTGTTGAGACTTTGCCACGTGCAGATAGTGTGTGTACGATTGTAGTCTTTTCGATCACCAAAGTAAACACCTACATCCAACCCAAGGTTGATGTAGTCTTTTTCAGTTTGTGTAACCAGACTCTTGTTGGGCACAATCACAATGCTGCGTCCATACTTTTGTACGTTCCAACTCAGGCTAGCTGTCATGATTGTTTTGCCTGCACCTGTAGCCACTTCTTGGATACACTGTGGGTTGGACAAAAATTTGTTGATAATGTCCACTTGATAGTCGCGCAGTTCAATCGGCTGTCCTACCATTGGATGTCCCTTAGGCCACATTATGTTGGAGAACGTGGTCTCGGACATAGTATCAAACTCAAACACATTTGAATAAGTGCGCTGATCATCCAGCTCAATATCATAGTCAAACTTTTCAAGTATAGGAATGATCTCAGGCAACAGATTTGTGTAAGTGCTGCCTCCCAGTTGAAAGTATGCTATCTTGCCGTCCCACCTGCCCAGGCGTACTGCAGGCATATAACGTGCTGTGGGGTTTTCGTATTTGAACGCATTAACCAAAGCCTTGCGTACATCAAGATCTAGCCCTTCAATTTTGATATTGACTTCATCTCGGAGTGTAATTATTGCTTGTTTCATTCTAGTATAACTTCCTGCACCCATTGATGGTTTGATATTTGTGATAGCAGGTGATTTCTATCTCCTGTATAAATTAATTCGGCCACAGGAAACCGCAATGGTTGTGCTTGTATATTATACACACTTGTAATGCCTTTTGCAACAAAAAACTCTGGGTGACAATCAATATAGTGTTGTATACGGGGATAAGATTCTTTTAGGTCTCGATCAAAAAACGCAATATTGAAATCTGCACTGTAGTGATCAAACGGCCTGAATGCTTTGTCGGCAATGTACTTATCATTGTCATTTGCTAGATCCTCTGCTGTTTTACCTATCTCACAATAGTTGAGATACACAGTTCCGAACTGAATCTTGCTTGCTCCATTCAGGTGTTGCAACTGTGTATCAAGACACTGTGTCTTGGGCATGCCGTACCAGGTACACACAACTCTTGGATAGTTCCCTGTCAGATTACTTTCGCATCTGTGCACTGCCAAGTTCAAGTCGGCTAGCGCTTTTCTTACCGGTTGAGGCGCATGGTTCCAATAATCTGATGTTTGTTGATCCAGCAAGCCGTGATACTGCTCGAATATATTGTGAAGATAATTCAGTCCATCTTGAGTGTATTCAAACAACCTATGTATAATTTTTTCGTGAGCATTAATTGTTGCAATACACTGCTGAATCATTTCAACCGAACGATTATATTGTTGTGCGACAGTGCCAAATCCGTAAAACCTATCCTGATGATCCATGGGCCAGGCATGTCGTAACTGCATACGATCCGTCCACAATTTGGCCACAGGTGTATCATGTATTTTAAATCTTAGAGTAAGATTTCTATTTTGCCCAAGGCAAATCAACATGTGCTGAGTCATATTGTAGTGTACATTATTTGTAAACAAAAGTCAAGAAAACAGGCACTGTTTTATCAGCACCTGTATAAACTTTGGAGAGACAGTTAAATCAAATTGGCAATACTTTGTCTATTGCTTCTTGTAAGACCTCTATCATCAGCTGATTAAATGTAATGTCTCGTTTGTGTGCCATTTTAAACAATACCATGAGTTCAGCTTCTGGCATGTCAATTGGAATACTGACTCGAGTATCATAGTCTTCGCCTGTTCTGATAGCCAGGCTTTTTTGTATAAAGTCGTCAACGTCGTCTAAGTCCACATATTCCACTCCTTCATACGCCTCTTTCTCAGCAACTCTGCGCTTCAAACATTCAGCTGTGTATGCTGAACTAAAGTCAGCGTTCATCATGCGATATGCACGATTGTTTTTATAGTCGTGCGCTTCTACCTGATACACCACTTGAGTCTGGGTATCAAAGAGGATACTGAAGCTATGACCGTCATGTTCATTGTTCCAACTTTCGAGACCATAAGCATCGGGACCAAAACAATCCCATTGGTATTTGCTACCTTCGGTAATTTTATAGTCAATTAGTTCGACGAATTCTTTAAGTGTTAGCATTATACTAATTCCTCAGCAATTCCCAGCATCTCGGCTGCAAACAGCATTATAGCCGCTGTGGCATAATCACCTGTGTACAGTGCAGCACATGCACCTATGCGTGTAATACTTTTAATCATGCTGGTCCAGAAGTGGCGCTTGCTTGTGTCTTTAGGTTGTATTTCCATTTTAGTTTCCTTTGTTTAAAACGTTATTATGTCACTGTATGTTTGTGTTCTTAATTTGCTACTTTCATGCAAGTTGTTTCTGTCAAGCGCTTCCAGTTGGTTGGGCTCATTTTACGCAAGTCAGCAATCTTGATTGCCATGCGCAGACTCATTTCACGTAGGCGATTTTGATTAGCATCCATAAAGTCAACGATCTCGTCTTGAACACACGGCTCAAAGTCGTAGTCTGCAAACAACACGCCGTCTTTGGCAATTTGCTTGATGCGCAAAATCTTGTCACGCATAGTGTCCAGTGTCAAATCCAAGTAGTGGCAGCGTGACTGTAATGCATCCAGGTGATCACGTAACTTCTGACTTTTTATTTTGTCAAACTTCAAATTGGTGATAAAGATGGCACTGCCTTTGAATTCAAAACTGTCTGGGATACCTTCGCGGCGCAGGCTTGAGCTTTCGCTCAACCAGCTAATCTTACGCCTCTTGCCTGAGTCCAGCGCACCCTTTAGTAAGTTCAACGCAACATCATCTAACAAGATGCTGTCACAGTCGTCAAACACCACAACACAGTTAGCGTCACTGTACTTGTACAGTGTCTGGTACAGGCCAATTGGGGTAGCAGAACCCTTTACAACTTCTGCACGAAGTCGCTTGCCTGCCAGCTTGTCAAACATAGTGGCTTTTTCAATCTCTTGCTCAACGCCAAAAGCTCTTGCCACGCCTGGAGGGCCGCTCACAATCATAGCACGGATGTCACCGCTCACTGTGGCCTTCGTCATTTCATGCAAGATATCAAAACGCTCACGAATACGAATCATGGCCTGTTCATCAGACTCAGCAGATTCAGCAGCTGGGGCAGGAGTGTTTGTGTCTGTCATAGAACTAGTATACTCAATATCTGAGATGTTGTCAACTAAAATGCGAACTTCCGAAGGCTTTCCGGGGAAAATACCTTCATTTTTCACTGTGACATAGTTGCCACGAGCGCCTTGGGTAATGCCCTTGACTAGAGTAAACACTGTGTTTTGCACAGGCACGTTTCGGTAGGTACCACGGATAACTCGAATTGCACTCATCTATTACTCCTGTTTGTTGCTGTCTATGTGTATATTATACTAGAAAACGGATTTATTGTCAAATACAGACTAGTGTTGCGTTTATGCAACAGCTCGAGGTATACGCACAATAATTCCCTGCGCAGTTTCCACTTTGATATACCCACGTTCCTTAATAATCTCATCTATCATTGCAGCACGTTTTTTATCACATACACGGGCACTGTCAAATTTAATTGCAATAAATGTTTTTCTAAAGTTTTTAAATGTATCTTTAAAACTATATGCTAAATCAAATAGATCTATCATAGTTTGTGCACTTGCACGTTGTACAGAAGTGTATGTAGCAGAATTCATTCTATTGTGATAAAATGCATTAATTGCAGCGCCTGCGGCGTTATCTCCTGCATCTTTAAACTTTAGTGTAGCCATTTTGTGTACTCCTTGTTTTGCTTTGCTATGTGTATATTATAACAAAATGGGCATTTTAGGTCAAATCAGCGCATGAGCACTTCTAGAAACATCTGTTGCAAATCTGCAACATCTTCGTTGGTGACATAAAAGTCTGTGGTTGGATCCCAGTATTGGCCTTCTTTGGTGTCATAATACAACACCTGTCCATTCGGGTAAAAAAACGGACCTTCTAGTCCCTTGCGCGGTTGCCATCTTACATCACGTTTGGTGTTCAGTATACGATAAGCCATCTTCAACTCCTGTTTTGCTTTGCTATGTGTATATTATATCAAATCTTGCAATTTAGGTCAAATTTCAAATGTGTAGTACTTGTGTACTACGTTTGATTGTTTTATTGCCAGTGTTGCAAAATTAGTGGATCTGTTGATTCGTGCGGATTTGGTTTGCCATGGAATACTATCGCAGAAGTGTCACCGGTTACTGTGACTCCAGAGCCCGGAGTTTTGTATTTGCGGCGCTGGAAGTCAAACCCTCCATCTAAGCACTGCCAGCGATAACTTTGAACATAGCGTTCTTCGAAAAATCTCTGCTGTTTACGATCAATGGTTTGTGCAAGGTAGTCTTGGTCTCCAGGAAATCTGCGGCTGATTTGGTCAATGTTGCCTTGAGAAAACTGTTCCCAAACATAGCTGTATTGTGGCACATTGAACCACATCATACTGCTGTTGATCAATGTTACATGAGGGCGTTGTAGATATTTAAAATCTCGTATGCTCCAGAATTGATCTGGATTAAGTGTTTTGATCCAATCTACGCTGCGAATCAGAACCATATCAAGGTCCAGGTACAACATATGTCCAGCATGGTGTGCAGGATTAAACAGTTGCAGTTTATACCACCACGACCTTCTGGGACCAGCAATGCCATGCCACTCAGTTAATTTGTGTTTGATCATGTGGTCTGGTACTGCGCGGTCAGGCTCGGTGTACACATGAAACCTAATACCCTGGGTTAAGTGTCTGCTCAGCATGCTGTACAATCGGTCCACATAGTCCCAGCTGTAACCTGAACTGTGAATTACACAGGCGCAGTCAATTATGCCGTCAACGCGGGTATGATTCTTTTTAGCCATGTTTGTTGTTTTAGTTCGTCTAGAGTGTATTCTGTGTGGCAAATTTCAGTCAGCCATTGATGTCGATCCACAGTATAAGGTTGGTCTATGTTTGCAGCACTCACTGCAACAGGATGTGCCAGGCTAGTAGAATGTACAATAGGTCTAGCACCAGCAATGGCCGCTTGTATTCCGGGTCCTGAGTTGTAGTTGACCACTGCGTGGTAATCAAAATGTATATCAAAACTGTCGTATGTGCCGTTGAGCTTGTGCGGCTTTTCGATATGAATGCCTGACGGCAATTGCATCCAATCTAGACTGCAACGTGGATGCTGTCTTACGTGCACAGGGCGGTCCGATACTGATCTAATCTCATTGATCATTTGTGACATCCAGGATTCCTGGCTTACTCCTGCTAGCTGTTCACTTCGATTGTGCTGTCCTGTTACTAGCACAGCAGGGTTATTGCTAAAATTTGTTGCCAGACTTATGCCCAGTCTGCGAGGTCTATCTGGGTCCAGATTGTCTAAGTGCCCGTAGTACCCTGTTGCATTGACATGATTAACTGAGATTTTCCAAGTGTTACCACGGTACAGTGCTCCTGTTTCAATCACAATCACTGGTTTGTTCTGGGCACGATAGTGTTGATACACCTGCTGATTGGCTTGCATGCGACCGTTCCATAACACTGACCATATTACTGCAGCATCAGAGGTCATGGAATTTTCTTGTGTACAAACGCCAGCAGACTGCAGCGTGTCAAGTACTGAGTTTATTACAGGACTGCCGTTGAGTGCGACCTGAGAAGGATAATAGGCTATGTTTTTGATCATAAGTATCACATATGAAATACACTGTAGTTACCACGTTTAACGCTGATGGTTATAATCAATACGGCACACGAATGATAGACACATTTTTAACTGCTTGGCCCAAAGATGTACAGCTTTTAGTCTATGCAGAAGACATACACGTTTCCCAATCTGCACCAAATTTGCAAGTTCTGGACCTTGCTGCTGCTAGTGCATCATTGGTGGAGTTCAAACGTCAGTGGAGCAAAGTTCCCAAAGCCAATGGCGACATCAGCAAGGATCCTGTGCGCAGCTTACGCCGTGACAGCGGCAAGGCGTTTAAATGGAATGCTGTACGCTTTGCACACA